TCTGGAGCATCTCTGGCCTCCTCCGACGCTAAGCCAAGAACCGTAAGGCGTTGCATAGGCAGGATAGCCTTGATCCATCGCTGGGCCCCTCCCCTCCTCCGCGTCGCACCGCGTTGCGGAGTGCAAGCTCAGACGTTGCGTAATGCCCCTAGCTTCCCCTAGGAGCGACTATGTACCAACGTCTTAGGACTGGCACAGGACTGGCTCTTACCTAGGCTCAGACTCGAACCTTGGAGGTCTAGCGTGAAAGCGAAGGCGTATAACTGCGGGCGGTATGGATGGGTGGTTCAATGGTCGGATGGGACGGCTCAGTTTGTCCAGGATGCCGGCGCGGCACGCTTCTGCGTCGATTACCCCCAGACCACACATCCTGTCACCGGCCTTCAGCCTGAACCCACCCCTTGACAGGGTAGGGGCAGGAGTCTAAACTGTCAGTGTTGGTACTTGGAACCCAACGGAGGAACAAATGAGCCAAGCCTTCACGTACACCCCGCCCGATGGATGGGACACTGCGCGCCTCAAGCGCGAAGCCATGAACGCGGCGAAAGAGCATAGCCAAGCCAATGGTGGCGGCCGGCCGGTCATGGTGGATTGGATTCTCCACGTCGTCCCTGGTGGCATTGCGCTGGTGGTGTCCTACTCGTGTAATCGTCCCAATGGCCATTGCGGCCGCTACGTTGCGACGGTGGCGCTATGAGCCCAGCCACGCAAAAAGGATGGATCGAGCCGAGCACCGAATATGAGCTTCAAGTCTGGCCCGAAGCTCCCTACCGCTTGTGCTTCGACTCGGGCGAGCGCTTCGCCCTCTCTACCCTCGACGCTATCCGTGCCCAGAAAGACGGGATGGAGTTTGTCCCGGTCGAGTCCACCCGGAAGGGAGGCACGCGATGACCTACGGCGAGCTTCGCAATCAGATCGGCGTTCCCGGCCCGCATCCGTTCCTCTACTGCCAGGATTGCGGGCGACGCTACAGCGCCAACAAAGGCGATTACTTCTGGGCCGATCCCTCGGCCGTGATCGAGTGCTGCTGCGCGCCCATGATCCTCGCCACGGAGCGCGTTCAAATCGTCCCCGTAGCCCGGAAGGAAGGCACGCGATGAGCCGCGATTGGTTCTGGGGCGGACCCGACAAGACAACAAGCAGACGCAATGATGACCCTGAGCCCAGGGGTATGGTCAAGATGGGCTCTTTCCAGACTGAGGCTCAGGCCAAGGGATATGCCAACGAAGGCGACGTTATCCGCATCGTCACCGTCGATGATCGGCTTAGGTGGGAAGTCTGGGAGCCCTACGCGCCGTTCAACGCGCCCACCAGACGCACCGCTGGCCAAATGGCCGATGACGCAATCGGCTTGTTCCTAGAGTACCGCGACGAGCACGGCAAGACGGAGGCAGAGGCACGCGCGACCGTGGTCTGTGAGTTTATCGACGCGGCTTTGTTCGAGGCTCAAGCCCGGAAGGAAGGCCGATAGATGAGCGCCCAGTGCATGAAAAAGGCAATCATCCGTGATCCCGCCGCGCGGCGGCATTGCCGTACCTGTGGACGCGAATACGGCTACGCGAGGCGTGCCATCCGTGCCGCGACTGGAGGGGGAGAATGACCATCAGCAAGGGATTCGACGCTGCTTCGATACCTCGCCGCACGCCGATGATTCAGAGCGCAATCGAGGCGCTGCAAAAGGCCGACGACACTATCCGCCGAGGCGAGGACCCCGGCATCGATTTGGTCGTGGCGCACGCTGCCGTCCAAACGCTGCTGGAGAAATACACCGGCAGGCGGCGCGCGACTGGAGGGCAGGAGGGATGAGCAGCGAGGAGATAGACGATGCCACGAGGCGCACGGGCTACCGACTCGGCGAGGATGGCAAGGCCACTAAAGCGTTGCCGCCGACCCTATCCGATCTTATCCGCGTCGCAAATGAACGGGACGTAGCTTGTCGCCTCTTAGGCGAACTATCTGAGGCATTGGACGATCCCGCAACATGGCAGCGAGCTATTGAGATTACTGAGCAATACCCGCACCTTGGCCTTGCTCGTGGGCTGAGGGCCGCGCTACGCGAACGGAGCACCCCAGATGCCTAGACTCGCCCGTGACTTCATCCTTGCCCTACTCCTCCTCGGAGCCGCTCAGATCCTCACCACGCCCAAACCCGTAGTCCATACCCTGGAGGTCCGGCCGTGACCTACGTCTGCGAAGACTGCCGCCAACCGTCCACCGAGCCCGGCTACTGCGTTACCTGTCTCCTCACCCATCAGGCTGTAAGCCAGGTCGTGACCCACGGGCTAGAAGCCTCAGGAAGGCCCCTAGAATCCCCTAGGAGCGAGTCTCTTGAAGAACTGGACCAGAGACTCCAGGAGGCATGGGCCAAGGTCCATAGCATCATGGCCAAGCTCAAGGCCATGGTGGATGAATATTGCTGCCGCTGTAACCGCTACATCGGCCAGTCAGTGCTGGAGGGGGGAAAGGCGTTCCGCTCCAAGGACGGCCAGACCTACTGCTCTGATTGCTTCGTCGCCAATGCCAAGCACGCTTGTTCAACGGCTGGGCTCAGCGAGGGGGTAGAGTGATCGAGCGCCGCAAAGACCTGGACCGCCGTCTGGCGGTCGTGACACGGGCTCAGGAGTCATTCCGCCGCGAAATGAAGGCCGCTGTCTATCGGCTTGAAGTCGTGGACACGGAGACAGTCTTGAAAGCCTGTATCGCCCAGGCGGTCAAAGACACGGAAGGGCCGGGAGTGATCGAGCTATCCGGGAGGGCCAAGTGAGCGACCGCAAGTACCAGATCGCCGAGCTTATCGACCGGCTCATGGAGTACCAAGAAACGCGCCGCGCGCTGCGTAAGTGCTACGAGGAGTGCCACTCCTCGCCGTCCTACTACTGCCGCGACGAGGCCGAGGCGCGGGACCGCGCCCTCGATTCCTTGGTGCAAGCATTTGACGTTTTGCTTGGGGCCGGGGAGGGAGCGTGACCGACCTCGTGAAGCGGCTGCGCCCCCTCGCCGTGAAGTTGCGGCGGATCAATAGCGAGAACGCGGCCGATGAAGTGGACGAGGCCGCCGACTACATCGAGAAGCTGGAAGCCCGCGTGAAGCGCCTCGAAGGCGCGGTGCGGTGGATCAGGAAAGACGCCAACTACAAGGCCCCTGAGCAGTTCGACCGCAACCTCACCGAGAGCTATATCCAGTGCATGGAGTCCGAGATCATGGAAGCGGCGGAAGGCGGCATCCCCGAGGGATATACCGTTGATGATCCACTCGACGAGAGCGACCCCACCATCGAGAGACTGCGCGCCGAGGTGGAGCGCCTGACCCGAGAGCGGGACACCTTCGGGAAACTCTACGACTTGGCAATGCGCGACGTGCGGAAGCTCAGCAGCACGGCCGAAGCCGCCGAGGCCAGCAACCTACGGATGGTCGAAGCCCTGCGCGGCATCGAGTGGAGCGCCTACGACGAGACTTCGGGCGATCCACGCGACAACGCTCTATGTCCTGAGTGCCGCGCCCGTAGGCCGGTCAATCACGTCAACGAGACCGGCGGGCCGAGGGGCCACGAGGAGGACTGCTTGATCGGCCGCTGCATAGCATGGCCGGCACTCGCGGCCAGCCCTCCGAAGGGACCGGGGACCGACGAAGGAATGCCGGCCAACGCCACGCAGGAAGCGCCTGCACCCGGTCCTTCCGAGGGGGCGAGACTAGCGATGACCCACGAGGCGCTGGCAACGATGAAGGAAGCGGCTGAACTGGTATTCGCCGACGCGGGCATCACCGTGACATGGCCGCATGAAGTACTCGTCGCTCTCGCCGCTACCGAGGCTGACGTGACGGCCTTCCTGGAAGGAGTCCGACGCCAAGCGTTGGAACGTAAGCCGTGGGACCTGAGCAACACCGATCCGCGCGAGGAACGCGAACAGCTTGCCGACGACGCCATGCGCTTGGCCGACATGCTCAACGCAGTGGGGATGCCACAGGTTAGCGGCGTGTACGCGGGAGCATTGCTGGAAGGTCTGAACGAACTCCTCGTCCACTTCCGCCGCATCCGTTCCCTCGGGGCGGCCCGCCCACCGTTGGGAGACCCCAGGGAGCCCGCGCCATGATGCTCCTAGAGTTGCACGAACGAAACATGGTGAGCGGTACCGAGGTGGTGGGCTACTACCTGGCAACCAACGAGCGCTGCTGGAACGTTCGCAAGGCAGCAACGCGCCACGAACTAAAGTATTGCACCAACGGCTACGACGAGATTATGCGCTCCCTGCGGAAGAAGGCGTGGGAGGAACTCAACGACGCACTGCTCCGAGACTTTGGCTACGATCCTGCAGTGCGCCCACCGTTGGGAGAGAGCCCGCCCAAATGAAACTCTACGCCACCAGGACCGGGACGCGGCGCAACAACGAGGCGCTAGACCGCCTCGGCTTCGGCCGCGTCATCTCTCACATCGCCAAGCCGTCCCCGAGCGACCTCAAGCGGCGGTATGGCGTGGATAACGGGGCGTGGACCGCGTTCCAGGCCAAGACTCAGTGGATTGCCCCGGAGTGGCAGGACTTCGTTTGGAAGTACGGCAGCCGCGCCGATTGGGTGGTGGCTCCCGATATCGTGGCCAACCCCTACTCGCTGCGGCTCACCGAGTCATGGCTGGGGTGGCTGGAACACTTGCCGAGAGAGGTGCTGATCCTGATTGCGGTACAGGACGGCATGACGCCAAGCGAGGTGTCGCGCTACCTCGGAGGCCGACGCGGGATCTTCGTTGGTGGCTCCACCGAGTGGAAGGACAAGACCATCCGGCAATGGTCGCAGTTGGCCCGCGAGTTGGGTTGCTGGATTCACGTCGGGCGGGTGAACACCCTGCAACGTCTCCAACTCTGCCAGCTCTGCGGAGTGGATTCCTGCGACGGCACCGGGGCGTCGATGTTCGCTCTCCACGCCGCCAAGATGGCGCGCTGGAACCAACAGGTGAGCCTCCCGGTGCTCGCCTTGAACGGGACCGCCAATGGCTGACATGAGACTGAAACTCCCGATCCGCTGCTGGATGCCGGACTGCATGGCTCCAATCACCGAGACCATCCACATCGAACGCGGCCACGGCCAAGTCGGAAGCTGCGCCGGCCACGCCGACGAGTTGAGAGCGCGACTGGCCCAACGCAAAAGAAAGAAGTACCGGCGGGGCGGGACCACCGAGAAGCCCGAATGAGCCGCCCGACCTGTCTTGACCTTTTCTGCGGTGCTGGTGGTGCGGCGATGGGCCTCCACCGTGCGGGCTTCGACGTGACCGGGGTGGACATCAAGCCCCAGCCCCGCTACCCCTTCCGTTTCATCCAAGGGGATGCCTTGAACCCTCCGGTGCGGCTGGAGGACTTTGACCTGGTGTGGGCCTCGCCGCCGTGCCAGCACTACAGCCAAGCCACGGCGTGGCGCGGGAGACGCGAGGAGCACCCGGACCTGATCGGCCCCGTCCAGGCCATGCTGCGCGGCTCCGGGGTGCCCTACGTCATCGAGAACGTGGAGGCGGCGCGGCGTCATCTCCACGCCCCGGTGATGCTGTGCGGGACCATGTTCGGACTCCCGGTGCGCCGTCATCGCTTCTTCGAGACCAACTGGCCGCTGCCGATCCTGACCACGAGTTGCCGCCACGAGCGCGCGGACTTCGCCTTCGACCACGGCGGTGGAGTGATGGAGAGTACCTACCGCGACGGGCTCGGCTGCGACTGGATGACGGTGCGCGAGGCACGGCAGAGCATCCCGCCCGCGTACTCGGAATGGATCGGAGCCCACGCCTTGGGGTGTGGTGCGGGGCCAGCGCCGAATGAACGAAAGGTGGTACGCCCCAAGACGAATGAGGCAAAAGCGTTAGAGGACACCATAGATTCTGAGGGGACCACCGAGAAGGAGGGGGAGCCGTGACCATGTACCTCCAGGAGAAGTGGACGGATCGCGACCTCGAAGCCTACGCCCAGGCGCTCTACGACGTGTGGCTGGCGCTCGGAGTCCAGGACGGACACCACAAGTCCTATGACCCCCTCACCATCGAGCGGACGACGCACCGCACGGTGGCCCATTCCTACGTGTTCGATCTGTGGGACGGTGGCAGGCACCATGAGTGGGATGGGGAGCCCGAGGCGTTGCGCAAGGCCCTGCTCGAAGAAGCCGTGATGTCGATTCGTGGCTTTGTCTGGAGCCCTGAAATGGTGCAACAAGCCATCACGAAGGCCAAGCGCCAACGGGCGGGGGAGGAGCCGACGAGATGAGCACGCCGCACGAAGCAGCAGCACGCTGGCTGGACACGAAGCCATGGGCGAGGTCCGAGAACCAGCACGACGCCTTCCACGCTGCGGAGCGGGCCAGCCTCGCCGCCCTTCTAACCGAGTGGAAGCAGTTGGGGGAGCGGGAAGGAATGGAGAGAGCGGCGCGGCTCGCCGAACACAGGGCGGGGATTCTGTCATTGGCGGAGCGCGGGGCCTCGGGGCGCGTCACATGGCCTTGCTGCGCCCGCCACATCGCATCCACTATCCGCGCGGAGGCCGCATCGTTGGGAACCCTAAAAGAGCCCCCGGAGAAGATCGGCGCGGCGGCGTGGAAGGACACGCACAGCGTAATGCCTGACGGACAAGGGGCACCCTACCGCCCTGTTCCGGGTGAACCACCGTCAGGCCCGATGGGGCAGCCGGAATCAAGCCCGGCCCGCGCCGAGACTTCCGGGGCCAGCCCCCAGTCAGAGACGCTCCGCTGGTGTACCGGATGCTACGGCAACCCTTGCGTCTGCGATGAAGTCCACGCCGATGAGGTCCGCGCCGCTGAGCAGAAGGTGATCCGAGAATCTGAGATGGTAGCCGCATGGCGAGTGCTCACCCCCGGCGACTTGCAGAACCGCCTAACGCTTTTGGGGGCCGCCGTGGACGAACTGCGGGCCGTGAAGGGGAAGCGGTGAGCGTTTATTGCCGCTGCGGGGCCGAGATGGATCGCAGGCGCTACGCTAGCCCCAAAATGCTATACGAGGCTAGGGCCATCGGGCTAAAGACGTACAAGTTCCTGCTGGAGACTCCGCCAGCGGGCTGGCTGGTGCATTGCCCGAAGCGTAGGTGGTGGAACTTCTGGCGGCACGACCCCTATGGCATTGAGTGGGGGGAGGGCGTGGTATGAAACGCTCCGTCTCCCTCCCCCGCAAGTCCTCCCTACTCCGCAAGGGGAGACTGAGGCCAGTGGCCAAGTCCAAGCACTGGAAGAAAGCCTTGGACGACTTGGCGAGGAAAGTGGTGTTCGCCCGGGACGGAAACCAGTGCGTGCGCTGCGGCAAGAAGGAGGGCATCCAGTGGTGCCATGTGGACTCGCGCCGCTACCTCTCGACGCGCTGGCTCTTGGAAAACTCAATGGCCCTGTGCGCTGGCCATCACCTCGCTTGGCACCATCGCCCCCTGGAGGCAGCCGAGTGGTTCCGCACCACCTACCCCGAGAGGTGGAACCGACTCACGGTGCGCGCTGCATCAGCCCAGAAGTTTGACCGCAAGCTGGAGCGCCTCTATCTCGAAGCCGAGGCCAGGAAACTAGGAGTTGAGCCATGACAAGATTTCATCTGGAGCACCGAATCCCGACCTACTACTGCAATCGATGTGACACCTTTCACCTCGGAGTGGACTTGGGTTCATGCATTGGCGGTATCGGTTTCGAGTGGCCGGCCTCACACTCGAAGGTATCCCCCGAGGCCAGCGGAGATACCAGTGCGAAAGCTGCTGGTTCCTCTGATGATGCTGTACGCGGTGACGGCAAACGCGGCCCCGATGATCTACATCCTGGACGTGATGCCTCACCCGAATAACCCGCTCTACTGGGCGGTGCTGGTGGCAGCGAAGTCCATGCAGTTGGTCTAGGACGGACCACCCAGCGGAGCGAAGCGAAGGGGGTGCGGTTGCGTCCACCCGCGAGGGTGGGTGAGGTCAGCGGGACTGGTCCGGAGACCCGCACCCCTGTATCTTGCCCCCGTCCATCGTTGTTCCTTTTCAACCGGGGAACTCGTATGCGGTAGGGAACGGCAAAGACCTGAGAACGCACGCAGTCTGCAGGGCCGGGACCGCGAACGCCCGGCCCACTTTCTTTCACCGGAGCCCTTTCTGATCGGGAAGCCACTGAGAGCCAAATGCTACTGCATCTCATGCGGCAAACTCGCCGCCGCCTCGGGCAAATCCCAACGCTGCCTCACCTGCCAGCGTAAGTCCCGCGCCAGAGCCAAGAGCAAAGTCACCGCCTACGCCTGCGGGATCTGTGGGGTCTACGGCCATAAAGGCCCCGACTGCCCCCACAAGCCCGCTCCAGTGGAAGACGTGGCTCCAGTCAAGATCGAGGTGGTTGCGCCCTATACGGGGCTCCTGGACGCCCCAGAGCCACCCCCAGCGAGAGAGCGCAAATATGGCCCGGTGGATCTCAGCTATTTACGGAGGACGGAGTGATTACCTACCTGTTCTTTCTGCTGATCGTGGCGGTGGTGGGGTCGTTTCTCATGTACTCGGAGGATGGACGTAGGTGACCAAGAAAGTCTCCCGGCAGCGCCTCCACCAGCTACGTCAGCGGTCCAAGGGCCTGTGCGAGAAGTGCTCCCGCAAGACCTGGAGGAAGGGGGCCAACCTCTGCCCCTACCACCACCAGAAAGACCTCGAACGACGTAGGAAGTCCCCTTGACGCAGGAAGGGTTCGGGGCTAGACTTTAGGCATGACTGACTACCACCACCGCCTGACCTCGTGGCTACTGGAAATGCCTTCATGGCCGGTTAACTACGGTAGGGGGCACCGGGAGGAAGTCTTGGAACACCTAGTCGCTCTTAGGAAGTGGGCGGCGAGCGAGCCAAAGGAGAATGAATGAGCACTGCGCTATGTCCCGTCCATCAGCAACCCTGGAAAGTGGTCCCGGCTGGTATCTCCAGCAAGACCGGCCAGCCCTATAACTCCTTCGTCGCCTGCCCAGTGAAGGGGTGCCGCCAACGGCCTGAGAGCCCGGCCCAGCCCACCGTCCTACCGCTTAACCCGGCAGCCACTCCAGCCCCGCGCCAGACCTCCAAGGATGCCCGCTACGCCCACTGTCTCACCTTCGCCGGCAGGTTGTTCCAAGGTCAAGGCACAGAGGCTGTGAGCGAGGCTATGGAGCTTGCAAAGCACATGCTTGAGTCATGGCCGGAATGACCCTCCCTACCTCCTGGAAGCCGCAACAGCACCTCTCAGGCATCGTCCGTGAGTCAGGCACCGGAGAAGCAACAGAGCCCGTCAGGACGCTCTTGGAGTACGGCCTAGCCCGCAAACTGGAGCAGGAGAAGGCCCAGCGCGCCGCCGAGGGGAAAGAGTTTAGGGAGTACCCCTACGTCACCGATGCCGGCAAGTGCCCGCGTCAACTCTACTTCGCGCTGACCAACACTCCAAAGACCGAGCACCTGACCCTCGACTCATGGATGACCCTGCGTATCGGGCAACTAGCCGAGCTAGCCTACGTCGAACTCCTCGAAGCTGCCGGTGTCAAGATCCTCTCCCAGGAAAGAGTCGAACTCGAAGTCGATGGGGAGAAGGTGGTAGGGAAGCTCGACCTCTTGCTCGAAGTCCCGGCTGAAGTGCGGGCGCTGATCCCCGGACTCGACGAGAGAGAGTTATGGGAACTCAAGACCAAGAACTCCCGTGCCTTGGGCTGGCTGCTCAAGAAGGGCGGGCCGGAGAAAGACGATGGCTACACCAAGCAGGTGAACCTGTATTTGGAGGCCGGAAAATCTGGGAAAATCCCAGCGCCGACTTTGGCTCGTGGGCGTCTGGTCTATACGGCGGTTGGCAGCACCAAGGGCGAGCCGTTGTTCAGCGCCTACTACGTGAACCATGACGAGGCGGCGGCCGATAACGACCTCAAGATCCTTGGCCAAGCCATGAAGGACGCCAGGAATGGCGTTGACCCAGGAGTCCCCGAGGCCTACCTGAAGAATCCGGTATGGCCGTGCGCGTATTGTGACTGGAAGAAACTCTGCCACCCGTGAAAGGACTCAGATGCTGAACGACGAGTTGAACCGCATCTCAATGCTTCAGGGTAAAATGCCGATCGACGGCTCCAAGATCGAGGGCGACCCGATGGCCGAGCCATCGCCGATCCCGGGGCCTGACGAACTCATGCGCCAAGCTCAAGTGCCCTTCCTGAAGCCACCCCAAGAGCCCGAGGATGAGCTGGAAGACGAGTACGACCTGCTACCCGATGAACTACCTGAGCCCGTCAGACCGGCAGCGCCGGACCTGGCGGTGATCTCGACTCAGGGCCAGTGCGGGGCTTCTCTGATGGGACGTGACGTGGCCCTCACTGCCGCCGAGGAAGCCAGAGTCAAAGCTATCGTCATCGGGGCGCTGAGACGTTCCTTGCGCGAGCAGGAGGCTGAGCTTTCGTCGCTGCTGCCCAAGCGCGTCAGACGTAAGGCGGTGGAGTCCGTAGACCGTAAGGCTGCGGGGGGTGCTCACCCTGTTCCTCCTCCACCGTCACCTAAACGCCGTGGCCGTCCCCGCAAGGTGCACCAAGCCTTGGGCGGTACGGAGACCCCGCTGTGATCCTGAGGCTTGGAGTGCCGCTCTCAGGATGGAAGTCCAAGTGGCGTTGGCTCACCCCGGAGTCTCGATACTGGATCAGTGCCTGGTCGCTGGCACAAACCATCCGTGACTTTCAACCTCGCCTGCCAGAACCTCAGCGAGAGGAGGCCAACCATCCTTAACGGGCTAGCCACTAAAAGCGCTCAGCAAAAGGGCAATGAGAAAGCCGGGACGGCAGGCCCCGGCTTTTCTTCTAGGAGGGGTGAAGTGAGGGACCACCAAGTAGAGAAGGGCATGATGCTCGCTGCTGGAGTGCTGTTCTTTATCGTCGTTGTCTTGTGGCTGTCGTTCCTCTACGGCTGTGCTCAGGCGGCCACCCTGGATGACTTCAACCGCACCTCGGTGGGTCCCAAGTGGGTCGGGGGGTCGTCTTTCCTCATCATCGACAACAACACCCTGGGTGCTACGGCTTACACCTCCGCCGTCTACGACTCCGTGCTCGGCAACCAGCAGTCAGTCTCCGGCATCTGGTCTGTCCTCGGAGGCCAAGAGCAGGACCTACTCCTGAAGGCTCAGGGAGCCCCGGGAGCCCACATCGAGGTCAGGTACGACCACAACGCCAGACTGATGCGAGTGGCGGCTTATAACGTGGCCTGGGTGGATTATGCTCAGTGGCCTTGCACTTTGCTCCCAGGAGATACGGTCACGGCAGCCTGTGACTCTCTGGGTGGAGTCGGGGTGCTGAGAAACGGGACCACGATCGGGGTGGTATCGGTAGCGTCGTGGCCTTACGCCAAGGGTGGAGGGAGAGTCGGAGTCACCTTGGGCAACCAGCCCCGGCTCGATGCCATCGCGGTCAATGGGTTCTCTAGACCCACGCCTTCGCTCTACCTGACTTGGCAGTGGACCTGGCCCTCGACTGACGCCATGGGCTTCCCCGAACGCCGCTTGAAGTCGGGGATGATGTACCAGCGCCCTGATGTAGCGGGCTCGGAGTGGCACCCCTTCTTCAGCCTCAGCGCCAGCCACCGCGAAGGGACCCGGCATCTGGTCTCACTCTCGAAGCAGATGGTGTGGACCATCCTCACTCCCCAGCCGACGAGATTCTATATCGCTGCCGTAGATAGCAACGGCAACGAGGCCGACCCTTCTAACGAAATCGTCAAGAGCCCATAGCAAAAGCCCCGGCTGGCAACTCCGGGGCTTTCTGCCGTCCCTGGCTCTCGCTGGGAACTACGGGGTCGGAGGAGTCGTGTTGGCCGCGATGGCGGCGTCCAGCTTGTCCTCGGAGCCCTGGATCTTGGCGAAGATCGCATCCCGGACCTCGGGAGTGATGGTGCCGGCAGCGGTCAGGCCGTTGAGCAGCGCGATGACCGAGTCCACCTTGGTATCCGCTTCCGTCACCTTGGCGAGAATGTCTTCTCCAATGGCCATGTCTTGATTCTCCTTGTTGATGATCTGGTCGAGTTTGGCATGGATCGAATCGAGTTGACTCGATCCCACCACATGAACGTGGATGTCGAGACGGTGGGAGTGCTGCTCGAAGCGTTCAGGCTTCATCCTACTTCCTCCAAGGGTGGGCGGCGACGAACACCCTTGCGTTCCAGTGGGGTGCCTCGACGAAGTCACGATCGAAGTTGCCCCCGAGGTCGGCCCAGGAGTTCAAGGGCACCCGGAGTTCCCCACCGAAGAAGAAGGGGTCATGAACACCGACGCCGTCAACCGGCTCGGTCACCGAGCACTCCAACTCACGGTCCCAGCGGAACCCTGCGGTGAAACTGAAAGCGTCCAGCAGGGCATCCAGGGCGTTGTAGGACGTGGTCTCGGGCTTGGCTGCGACTACCACCGTCGAGCACGGATGAGCACAGCGGCGGCACCTCGTAGCGTGCTTGGCCGGCGCGGCTTCGACGATGGTCGCGAGCGACAGCAGGAACAGGAGCGGCAGCAACTTCTTCACGGGGGATTCCCTCCTTGGGATTACTTCTTCTTCCTGACTGGAGCCTCTTGCCCAGTCAGTTCTTCAGTCGGTCTCACAAAGGTCTCATACAATAGCCGTGCCACGATGACCTGAATCGGTGGCCACAACCAGCCGAGCCCGTTCCAGGCGGTGGTGAAGAAGCCGGCGTGGGCTTCGTCTGGACCTAGGAGCTTGGCGGCGATGCCGATGATGAGGTTGCCGAGCCAGATGAGTTGGTTCGGGATCTTGGCCAAGAGCGGCCAGCGCTTCACCGCGATGCCGAAGGCCAGCATGATCAACGGAGTCAGCCAGGGCAGGAAGTCCATCACCGACCCCAGAAGGCCACGAGGAGAGTCACGCAGATGGCGAAGTCCACCGCCCAGCCCGGCACCTTGCCGAAGATCGAGCCGATTGCCAACGCCATGTCCACCAGCACCAGCACCACGAGCAGGCTCATGGCTTGTCCTCCTTGGTTTCTTGCATGGATTTAATCAACAGCTTCAGGGTTGTGACTTCTTCCAGGGCTCTTTGGGTTGCCTCCAGCGACTGGGTCAGCCGATCATTGGCCATCTTGTGAACTTCATCCACCTTGTCCTCGATGATGTTCGACCGCGAAGACTGATGCCGTGCCGTCAGGATGACGGCCAGTGTCACCGGCATCCCGGCTATGAGTGCCAGGATGACCTGGACCAACTGATCCGTGGTCACTCTTGGTCTCCATCGACTTGCTCCAGACGGTGCTGGAACTGAGTCAGAAGCCTGGACCTCTCAGACAATCGGGTGATCATCACGTCATGCTCCCTGACCGAGCCGTTGATCTTGTTGACCCGGTCTCTGATCTCTTCCAGCCGTTCGACGTTGTCCTCGTGGCGCTCGTCTGACTTCTGAGCGTTGCTCGCCACCCTTGAGACCAGGTGCGCCCAGGCCCCAGCGATGATGGCGACGTTGATCAACACCGTGATGAGCGTCCCAATCTCTATGGTCACCTGGATACCCGATGCTGAAGCAAGGCGTCACCTCCGCGGTCATGGGGCTAGCTCGTAGTGGACGGTGTCGTTGAAAACCTGATCGCTGAAGTCACGGTCGGAGTCCCAGTCCCCACCCCACCTGACCTTGATGCCCAACTCCCTCGCCGTGCCAATCACGAACCCGGCAAAGGCGTAGAACCTCGACGTGTCACTCCACTTGATGGGGTACGGGGCTACGTCCACTGCTAGAGACGGCTCACCGAGGGGGTAGACGTGCTTCGAGTTCAGGGTCTTCGAGGCTCCTGAGGCGACGTAGACACGCTGCTGGGCCTCGGATCTCTTGCCCTCGATGATGGTGCAGTCCCATGCCTCGACGATGCGACGGAACAGACGCTGTAAGTCGGGGTGGCAGGTGCCTAGTTGCTTCTCACTTGCGGTTCCGAAGCTCGGCATCCTTGCCCCCTGAAGTCCGATGACCGCGCCGTGCTGGCCCTATCCATGAGCCGCCCGAACGCATGTTTGAATGCGCCCACTCCGGGCTCGCCCGATGCGCGGTCCCTACTGCGACGACTCGATCACCGCACCCGCTGCTCTAGGCGTCTGGCCAATCAACGGCAGCAACCACGGCATGTTGATCGCAATCGAAGTCAGCACCTGGGGTGAAGTCATCACCGCACCCAGCAATGCTCCTTCAAGTCCGTGGGTGGCTCTTTGTCCTGGGCTGCCTTCCCGACTGGCTCCGATAGCAGCACCCACTGCAGGTCCAGCACCTCTGCGGGCAATACGGGCTCCGATCCCTTCTGCCCCTTTGACCTCGGGGAACAACTCGTTCCTCAAGGCAATGAGCTTGGCGGTCTCGGCGTTGGCCATCCTAGCGGGAGACTCCACCATGCCGGTCTGGGGGTTGACGTGGGTATCGATGGCTTCGAGCGCCTGACGTGCCCGGTCGGCGAGAGCCTTGTGCCAGCGGTAGCGGATGATCTGGTCTGCCGCTAGAGGCTGGCCACCTTCCTTGGCTCTCTGCATCGCCTTGTAGATCGGGCCTGCGATGTCGTCCGAGGTCTGCTTGATCATCTGCAAGGCACTGGGAGTGATAGGGCCAGGGTGCTCGTTCAGGAACTGCTCGGTGAGTTTGGCGGCGGCTTCGAGTTCAGGCTGGGCAATCGCGTGTCCGGCAAGTTGGCTGTGGATATCACCCATGACATCGGTAGCCAACTGGCCCTGGTCGAACTTGATCCCCCGGCCTTCGTAGCTCCTGATCAGCCTCCAGGTATTCCGGGCTTGGTCGGTGATCCGGCCGTTGAGCTTGCGGAGGCCCTTCTGGGTAGCGGTGATGCCTTCCCTGACTGCGACCTCGGCGGCTTCAGGGGAAACCTTGGCGGCGGCGCGCATGATGCCCCGTGCCAGGGGCGCAGCCGCAGCACCTACTCCACGACCCACCCCCTCGAAGACTCCTTGCTTCACCCCTTCGCCGATTGCCTCTCCAGCCGTGGGGAGTCCTTTCCCCTCGATGCCACTCTGGATGTCCTTCCCCACCATCCCACCGATGATGGCTCCGGGGACATTGCCTGCCATCCCACCCACCATCCCACCGACATACGGGATTGCGTTGGTGAGGCCCGAGGTTGCCCGGCTACGGGCTTCCTTGGCCGTCCCCATCCCGATAGCCTCGGGGGTGGGTTGAGGCTTCCCCGTGGCAATGGCGGCGCTTTCCTTGGCCTGGAGATTCTCTAGAACGCCCATTACTGCGTGATCCTCAGCAGGTCTTCGTCGTCGTTCAGTTCAGGGTTGGCCTGGATGATGCGCTTCAAGGTGGCGATGTCGCCCTGCCTCGCAGCCTTCAAGGCGATCACCTTGGGGCTCTTGTTCTTTAGCCCGGCTCGACCCAGCACCGGGTCTTCGGCGTTGTCGATCAGTTGATGGACTCGCTTGACCCAGCCTTCAGCGATGGGGAGCGGGGTCCTGATCGTCGGGGCGATCTTCTGCAAGCGGTTGATCTCAGCCTGGTTGATACGCACGCCCGACCCTCGACCTCCAGCCACCGCGACTAGCTGCTCCACCAGGGCTTCGTAGTACTGGCGGTAGTTACGGATCTCGGGGTCTCCACCCGTCAAGTCCTGCTGGGTGTTCCGTGCCATCGTCCCTATGTCCTTGTTGCTCTTGGGCAGGAACTTTCGGAGGCTGGCGATCATGTCGTCGGCATTGAGCCGTGCCTGATCCAGGCGGGTCAGCTTGTCGTCGTCGGCCGGTGACACCACCGGAATCCCATTGCTCGCCGCGTACTGCCTCGCCGCTGCGGTGGGCTTCACACCCTTCACGTTGGTGAGCGGCAGGTACTGGCGGCCCGAGGAAGTCTGCTTGGTGTCGTTCTCGAAGGTGGCTTGCTGCGCCTCGGCTGCCGCCCCGGCATCGGCAGCGGCTTTGATCCTGGCCATCTCCTTATCGTTTCTGAGGTCGAGGTTGGCCTTAGCCTTGTCGCGTTCGAGGTCGTACTGCTGCTTGGTCTTGGCTGCGTTGCGGTCGTTCTCAGCCTTCTGCGCCTCTAGCACCTGCTGGTAGGTCTTGGCGATCTTCTCTCTCGCCAGCAGGGCCTCTTCGTGGGCCTGGGTGTCGCCGGCCTCTTGAGCGGCCTTGGCCTTCTGGGCGTAGTTGTCCTGCAAAGCCTGGAGGGTATCTGCCCTCGACTTCAGCAACTCCGACTGGCGGCGCTTGACCTCTTCATGGCCGTACTGCCGATAACTCGGGTCCTGAGCGATCACCGAGGCGATGTTCCCCACCAGGGTAGGAAGGAAGGTATCGAGCGGGCTCAACTGTGCCGGCGGGGCCTGGGAGGCGCTCTGGTACTGACTCAGTGCCTGCTGGGCCTGCTGCTGGGCTTGCTGGGTCTGCTGCTCCAGCAATTGCCGTTGCTCAGCAGCGATCCTCTCAGGGTCAACCATGGTGCCGGTGAGCGAGGCACTCATCGGGTGCTCAGGTTCGGGTAGGCCACGACTCCCTGCCCGGCGGCGTTGGACAGCGCGTTATACGGCAGCCCTGGCCCCATCGCCCGCCCTGAGAGCAACTGCTGGAGATAGGGCAGATAAGCCTCCAACCCTCCGGCGAAGAGTTGCTGAGACTGGGAAGGTCCCTGAGTCCCCATGAGAGCCTGAAGCTGGGCCTGGATCGACTGCTGAGCCTGGTTCTGGGCTCCCTGGTAGGTCGAGCTACGTAGCCCAGCCTGCTGACTACCCACCAGAGACGGCGTCAGGCTGCTCAGGATGGCTCCAGTGCCACTGGTCCCGATACCCCTGGCTCCGAGGTTAGCCTGGACCTGATTGGCGGTCTGGTTGGCTCCGGCGGCGATTGCGCCCTGGGCCTGAGAGAAGGCTGGAGAGGCCTGGGCCTGGTTATAGAACTTGTTGGTCTCGGCTCCGACGTTCTGGGCCGAGGTCAGTCTACGCACGTCTTGGCGGAGTTTCTTCTGGGGGTCACCGCCGAAAAGCTTGGAGAGGAGGCTGGGACCAAAGGCCAGCAGCGCTTGCAGCAGCATCGGGTTGATGGGACACCTCCTTGTGCAGGGCTAGCCTATGCCGAGTTGACCGTCATCGCAACCGACTTCACCGTTTCGCCCGCCAGGTTGGCAGCAATGTCAGCCTTCACCCCATCCAATGCCGCCGAGATACTGGCTAGAGCGTTGGCGTCCTTGATGCCCTGCCCGTCCTTGAGCAGCAGGTAGCAGTAAGGACCGTTGGTGGTGACGGCGGTGATCCGTGCCATGAACTGGGCCATGAGGTCTCCTATCCCAAGTACTCGCAGCGTATCCGCAATGCATACTGCGCCGTGCCGTAAGAGCCGGTGTGAGTGACGGCGTAGGTGATGTTTCCTGAAGCCAGGTAGAGCGGGACGGTGCCGCTTTGTCTGCCGGTGCCGGTCAGAGCCTGAGTAGCGGTCGAAGTCGTCGCCCCTACGTCATCGGTCCAGGAGATGGTGAGCGTCACCGAGCCCGCAGCAGCGTCGGAGGTGGTATCGGCTAGGACGTAGCTCACGCGGTAGAAACCCGCCGCGCCAGCATCGACGAGTTTGGTCGAGGCGATGTCGGCGGTCTGGGCGGTGAGGTCGGCGATGCTGAGACGAGCCGAGTCGGTGGTAAGCGAGCCCACGATGACAGCGGAGCCGCTGGTATTCAGGTGCCGGCGGTAGCGGGTTGCGCCGGTAGGGATGGCCGAAATGTCATGGGCCAGAACCTTGGTCGGGTCGGTGAAGTCGGCGAGGAAGAAGTTGTCCGCCACCACGAAGCCGTTGACATCCATCCAGCCCCCCGCCACTCCGATACCCGACCCATTGAGGCCGCTGGAATCAATGCCGTTAGCGGTAATCACGTCGACGGCATTGGTAGCGTTCGTTGCGGTATCGATGGTGACTGGGGTAGTGGCACCAGAGAGATTGGTGAACGCCGCCCCAAGGTTGAAAGCATTGTTGTCAGTAAAGACGTTTGGCAACTGTAGAGCGGGCAGGGTCTGGACGGTGATGGCTCCGGGGAAGCCCTGGACCTTCAGGGTCCTGAGCGTTGAGGTGGTGAGGGCCGAGGTGTCCCAGTTGAGTTGCTTGGTGGGGTCGGTGGCGTCGTAGATGAAGAAGTCGTAAGTCGGAAAGCCGGGCATTAAAGCTGGCTCGCTCTCAGCACCAGGGAATAGGTGCCGGTGGTGGTGACGGTGGTGGAGTAGGTGATGGCCGTCCCCGCCGCCGTCCTGACCGCAAGCGAGAACGGTGCGGAGTTGGTCGTGGCGGTCATTGAGATCGTGGTGGCAACGTAGGTCTTGGCTCCCACGTTGTCGGTAAAGAGGATGTTGACCTGGACGTTCCCCGTCCCCGCCACGGTGCAGTTGCCGTAACCATTCACCATCCAAGTCGAGGCCGAGGGGTTGAGCCCGACCGCCACCAAGGTGCCCGAAGTATTCGTGGTGCGCGGGGCCACCGTCACTGCGCCGACACGAATCAGGAACTGTCCGGTCGCGTCGGGGAAGGAAAAGGTGCGGCTGGCGGTGGTGATGTTGGCGGTGGAGATCGTCGCGCTGGTACCACCCGCGAAGCCATTGGCGTCAATCCTGAGGCTGCGACAATAGACGTCCGGCAGCGCGGCTCCGGGGTCATTCCTGACTGCAAATACCTCTACTCCGGTGTCATCGAAGACTGACAGCGTGTGTGCAAGCGCCCCCGCAGTCGGCGTCAGGGAGACCGCCACCTCATCTGCCGTGGGGTTGACCGTCTGTCCCCGGGTGAAGGTCTGGGCGGATTCCAGCAGCGCCATGGTCCCTGAGACGTTCTGCGCTGTCACCGTTCTCGTGGTTGCGGTCGCGATGTTGGTATCCACCTCGAAGGCGAGTTTCTTGGTGGCATCCCCTGAACCGATGACCCGGAAACCAGAGTCCACGAAACTCGACGAGGAGGAAACGATGGGCCCGTTGAACGAGCCGTCCACATCGATGTAGGACAACTCGGTGAAGGTCGGGCTCACGTCGCGCCAGCGGGTCATGCGCCCGCTCTGGCTCGCCACCTTGTCGATGGTCAGTAGATTGGCCGTGGTGGCACCCGAGGTGTTGTTGATCCTGATGGTGCTGGAGTTGCCACCCGTCGAGTTGAAGACCGCACTGAGACTCATCCCGGTCATCGTGCCGGAGACCAAGCCCAGCGATACCGTCAGCGGATCTACCGTGCCAGTCGGGATGTCGAAGATGACATCCGGGGTCGAGGTGACCTGAATCCGCGCCGTGGTCGAGTTGGCGACATTGTTCGACAGGATGTTGGTCGATGCCGCCGCCCCACCCCCGAAGATGTCACCCGAAGCATCCACCCCTAGAAGGACGGTCCCGTCCGACTGGCTCCAGCGCGTCATCTCCCCGGCCGAGACAATGGTGAACTGGATCTCGAACCAAGACACCGCACAGGTATCAGGGATTGCCCCACCGAAGTCGAATGAGAGACTGATCGAGCCCCCCGTGGCTCCGGTGTTGAAGTCGAGCAACTCCGCCGCACTCAGCGTGTAACTCCCCGCCGTGAACCCCGGGCCTATCGAGAGCGCCCCGACATTCTTGGCCGACAGCACGGTGTTGCCGCTGCGCGAGAGCGTGATGTTGAGATTGTTGGCGGTGGCGGTGTTCTTGCGCGCCCGGAAGTTGAGCGTGATCGCGGTGTAGTTGGTGGTCGTGGTATCGGGGCAGGTGAAAGAATAGGTGCTGCCTCCCTGCTGCTGCTGGATATAGAGCGAGTCATCCGCTACCACTTCGTTCATGTGGGAGTAGATCGCTGAACTCCCACCCGCCTCATCTCGCCACCCACCCACACCCGGTGGTGTCTCGTTGTTGGGGCGAGCGTAGGTCAGAGCCGCAGTCTGGGAGAGGTGCAGCAGCACCGCAGGGGAGATCGTTCCGATCCCCAGGTACCCCGTGGTCTCGTCGAACGCCCCCTGGGTCAGCGCGTCCCCGAGGTAGATCTTCCCTTTGGTGGTGTTCGAGGTGCTGGAGAACGCCAGGTAGCCACCCGCCGTCGTGCCACCGTGACCCACCTGGTTCCCGGTACGGCCCGGCAAGTAGAAGTAGTCGGTCAGGGGAGGCGAGGTCGGAATCGGATTGCCGGTCCCATCCGGGGTCTGGCCCTGAATGATGCGAGCAAATCCAAACGAAGCGTCTCTCAGGAAGTAGTCGATGTCGGTCAGCATCGACCGCGTGCGTGCCTGGAAGTCCGGCGCATCAGGCGGGGGCAGCGTCTCGGGCTTGATGCCGTGATAAACTCTCATCTTCCGCTATCTTCCTCTCCCCACCCTTCCCCATCGATGATCAGGCTGGCCTGGCCAAAGGTCGTTGCCGTCACCTGAGCCGTCACCTGCATCCCCTCGAAGGTCGCTCTAGGAGAGATCTTGTGGAGCCTCTGGCCGCCGAGCGTGATGTCCTTGGACCAGATGGTCGAAGGTCCAGCGTCGTTGGTCTTCCGGTTCTGGGCGGTATAGGTGATCACCGGACTTCCGGCGTAAGTCCCACAGTAACCGTAGACATCCCCGGCCACGAACTCGTTGCCCATACCGGCCAGGTACATCACCCTGGATGACCATTTGACCGTGGAGTCCGCAGCCGGGATCGTCGTTCCGGTCTCGCGGTACACCCGTCCTGCCCCCGCCGCCGCCGACGCTCCCCCATATCCCAGGAAAATGTCCGTTGCCCCCGTGCTTCTCTGCACCGCCCAGGCTGACTCCAGGCTCGCCGTCCCACCTCCGACTACATCCAGGTTCCGCATATGGACCGGGCCGGAGATCTTCATCTGCCGCCCACTCATATGATCCGCCGCATAGCTCAGATGGAGGCACATGTAGGTCTCAGGCGTCAGGTCGTCGTTCCGGTAGTAGAAGAGAATCTCTTCTCTCTCGCGGTCGTTGATCAGGCAGATCGGCGTGCCGTTGCCGGTGCGGGAGATCACCCCATCCCAGTTGAGGCCGTTGGTCTGGGTAGAGAAGTTATAACCATCGGTGGTGTGAATGCCGTGGTTCGAGACGAAGGCCAGGATCTCCGGGGCGTCGTCGGTCGAGAAGGTGCAGGCACACATCGGGTTCACCACCCCGTAGTTCTTGGAGATGGCCCGCAGTGCCTTGCCCCGATCGAAGGATGAGTCTCTCTCCGAGGGAAGGTAGTTGACGGCCCAGAGACTGGCGTCGAGGCCCACCATGAGCACCGAGTTGACGACCTTGATCAGCCGGACCTGGTCGTTCTCGCGGGTCTCGAAGTCGAGGAAGTAAGTTGGGGGAAAGTACTCGGGCTCGCCTGGCGCACTCCAGCGTATTAGTGCCGGATTACTGGTGTCGTTGATGACCAGTGAGTCCTCGAACAAATCCCCCGTGCTCGCATTGGAAGGCGGGTGGTTCTTCGAGACTTGAGCCACGATGTCACCGAAGGTGTAGACCACCGAGGGGTACTGGACCGTCCCGTCTACCGTCGAGGCGTAGTAGACGAAGGTCTTGAGGTAGTCCACTGCCAGGACGCCGGGCTTGCTGAACTCCACCACCGTCATGAAGTTGGCATCGAAGTCCGAGTCCACCAGTCCTGGCTTGTCGGAGGCAAACCAGCGGTCAGCCGAAGCTCCGAGGGTCACGGTCTGGGGAGAGCCAATCGCACTCGCCGTGATCACCGCCGACTTGGAAGCGATCTTCTGGGTGCCCTGCGCCAACTCCGCCAGGCTGGAGACGAACCCACCATCCGCCGCTCGGCGCTTGCCTATGGTCACCGTGAGAGGGTAGGCGGTCGATCCAGAACCAGAGGCAATATAGGCCGCCAGTTGCACCTGGATTCCTTTGACGCTGCCCGAGAAACCACCGAAGTTGTAGCCGTAGGCTCCCTGCTTCCTCGGGGTACCCAGCAACACCGCAGTCGCCGAGGCGAATCCTCCCGCCCCTCCCGCTGAGGCCGTGAGCCCCGCTGAGGCATTGGCCCAGTCGAAGAAGAACCCGGTAGTATTGAAAGAAGTCGGCAACCCCGAAGCGCTGGACACCGTCGAACTATCCACTACCTGAGTCCAGCCGGTGGCTGCTCCGGTAGCCGTGGCGACTTCGGCAATCATGAACCCGGAGGGGAACTTCCTGTCCGACTCCTTGTCTTTCTTGGGAGACCTGTAGACCCGCCAGTGGGTCATGATCTCGGTGTTCCGTACTGAAGGCATCTGGATCACCGGAGCCATGCCCGTCGAGGAGACGTAGATGGTGGTCGGGTTGGTATCGGACGAGAACGCCGACTCCAAAGTCTGAAGGGCACCGTCCTGGGTGAACTTGGCCACCTCGGTAGTCCAGTACTCGTAGTACCCGGTAACCGTCTGGGAGAACGCCGTGGCTGACCCTGAAACGCTTGGGGCCGCGATGACGGGCAACATGCCGTGCTGGCGAGCGGTCGGGGTTCCTGAGGCAGCGGTGGCGGTCAGGTAGGCCACGAAGTTGGTACCCGTGCTCGATGCGTCCGCAGTAGCCCCGTTCAGCAGGAAGAAGCGGTTCCGGTAGTGGACTACCTCTAGCTGCGAGGCTCCGGTCGCTGCCGCAGTCAGGGTGACGAAGGACAGGGTGTCGCCCACCGCCGAGTAGCGATAGAGACCCGAGACCATCGCAACCAGCAAGTGATCGCCGTTGTCGAACTCGATGTCTCTCAGCCCATCGACGTTGGCGGCACCCGTCGCCGACCCCGCCTCTGTCCTGCCTCTAGCCCGGGTGAGTAGCTGACTCCCAGGAAGGTAGATGGCATTCTGGGTCTTGGTGAGTTGGCCCGGCTCTAGAAGTCCTGCGTCTTCAGCCGTCCACAGGCCACCGTTGAGGGGTTCAACGTGGCGAGTCACTTAGGTCCAGTCCCAACTGATCCAGCGAGTGGACAGGCTGTCGTTCCAGAACGGCAGGTGACCTGGGGTCATGGTGAGGTTGTCGTCCGGCAGGTTGGTCTGCTCCGCCAGCATCTGCTTCAACCCGTCCTGAGCCAGACTCATCCAGGTACTGGCTTGGTCCTTCCGCCCCTCACCCTTGTCAGTTAGAAAGTGCCACTTGGCCCAGGCAATCGGCAGGAACTCGTAGTCCTCGGGCATGTCGATCGCTGCACTCGCACCGGACGCTGAAGCCAGGGTGAAGGCCCGGTAGTAGCGCTGCTGCAAGAGATCCGACCCTGCCGGGGGAGGGACCAGTCTCACCTTCGAGGCACTGCCCAGCATGAAGAGGTCGTACCAGTAAGGACTCGAAGCGGTGTACTCGTCTGAGGCACTGCGGTCATAGGGGCGGCGTTTGACGTAGATCAGGGGACGTTGGCTGGAGAGGAGCTTGACCCCGTACTCCGACCTCAGCCCCGAAGGGGCGTCGTACATGTCCCGGGTGAAGGTGGCAGTCATCGCCGTACCACCCGCCGTAGGCGCTACCGTGACCCCAAAGCCAGTCGTCGCAGTAGCCGTGACTCGGGTGCCATAGAGGAACCCCGAAGCAGAGACGATGTCGTCTACTGCGATCCCATGCCCCGAGGGAAGGCCGGCATAGGCACTCGCAGCAGTGGCAGAGACTCCACCGAGAGAGAAAGGCCCAGTCACGATCTGGACTGGATACTCGCCTCTCAGGAAGTCCCATCTGGCACGGCCGCCGATGAACTGGAACGCGGCTCTGAGCGAAGTGTGAGCGCGGTTCCGCATCTCGGCGTCACCCGAGGCTCCCACCGAGTCGGCGATCTGCTGGACTGCTGTCGCCCACGGAATCGTGGACTGCCTGAATAGGGCCATCCTGGCTCCTAGGAGGCTACGGCCTCTTGCTCCAACTCCTTCTTGGCCTCGGCTTCGATCTCATCCCACTCAGCGTCCGAGACGTGCGGCTGCTCGCGCTTCCGATCTTCTCTCAACTGACGCCAGTAGGCCACCCACTCGGGGACCTTCTTCCTGGCGTCACGGTTCTCAGACACCCAGTCCTTGGCGTTTGCAGCCAGTCTCTTCCTTTCCACAGTATCTTCGATCAAGAGACTCAGCTTGGCCTCGAACTCTTCAGGGTCGTTGAACAGCAAACCCGTCTCCCCATCCTGGATCTCGTGCTCGTAGGCTCCGGAGTTCTGCGCCAAAGTCGCTGCTGGCTTCTTCAGTACGGCGGCTTCGTAGAACTTGATGGCCGAGCGGCACTTGTTGAAAACGTGGTTCTGGAGCGGTGCCAGGGCGATGTCGTGGCCCATGGTCGCCAGTCTCAGGCGATACTCGGCGTAGGGGCACCAGTCCTTGTAGATGTACCGCTGGGGCGGCATCAACTCATTCACCCAGTGGTACTGCGCTCCCCAGATGATCCAGTGGACCTGGGGGTATCTCTTGGTGATATTGCCGAAGCCTTCGCGCAAGGGGTAGAAGTCCTCGAAGTGCGCTGCTCCGCCTTGCCAGAGGATCTTGATCTTGTCCGACTCTTTGAGATCCACCTGCTCGTAGTCGTTGAACCTCACCAGATTCGGGAACACCTTCACCCTTCTAGGGGTGACTTCCTTCAGGATCGATTGCTTGACGGCGTCAGTCGAGCAGGTCACGGCATCCACCATCGACAGGATGTGGCGGTAGCCCATCAGCATCTGCTTGTTCCTGCGTATGTCGAAGCCGTTCTCCCCATCCCGCCAGTAAATCTTCCGTTGGCCGTTCTGTACCCCGCCGATCTCGTGCCCGGGAGGAATGTCGTTCCCTTCCAGGTCTCGGAATCCGAGATTCTTGAACGCCGGGTTCAGGGGGCTGACGTTGAATAGGTTGTCGTCGGTCTCGACGATTACCGTGGGCGGCCACTTCCACTTGCCATCCCGCTTCGAGGGGATGAAACTCTGCACCCCCTTGATGTTGGACATCGGGATGTCACCCACCGGCTGGTACATCAGCACCACGTCCGACTCGCAGAAGTTCTGGACTCTGGCTTCAGGAGACACCCCGATGTCGTTGGTGTCCACGATCGCCCGGATGTTCAAACCCAGTTCCACCGCAGTCTTGATCGGTACGGTGAGGCGGTAGTAGTAGCTCGCCGATGAGTTGTGCGGGATGGCGGTGTAAATCGTCAGTGGCTCGCTCATTTATTCCTTCGGAGGTGGTTGCCTGTTGGCGCGACGGGCACGTCTGACCGCTTCCATCGAGGTTGTGCGGCGGGTGCCCTTGACGTAGTCCTTCTCGACCTTGGTCAGTGGAGTCTGGGTCTGCACGCTTTCGAGAACACCTTCGGCATCCGGCTCCACGTTGGCCCGGTAGTTCCCGATCTTCATATTCCTCTGCTTGACCACTGGCCTAGCCATCGGTCGCCGGGCTCCTGAAGATGTCCTTCGGGGTGGCGTCGTGGCCCGTGGCTTCGGGGTTCTGCACGTCGGTCGAGCCGGTCGGAATGCTGCCGCCCGAGGGCACCTTGGGAGCCAGATCAGGATCTCCAGGGATGCCACTATAGGTGGCCTGGACAAACTTCACCCCAGGCCCCACACCGTCGTTGTTGCTGGTGTCCAGCAGGGGTTGAGGCTTCCCAGACTCCGGAATGTAGCTGCCCGGGTCGCCGTGAGTACCACCGAACCCGTCAGGGCCGCAGTAGGTGGCTTGCTTGATCTTGACTCCCATCGTGTGCCTCCTTACTTCTTCTTCGAGTGAGACCTGAGTGTCGGCTTGGCTGGCTTGCTGAATGACTTGGGTGCCGACTTGGGTGGGGGCGGGACGGCTCCTTCGCCGTTCAGAGTCCCGATCCAGGCAGCGGCACGTGACTGAATATCGGGAAGCTGTGCCCCCGACTTCACGTCTTCCAGCAGCGCCAGCAACCCCAGGCTATTGCCGGGGGCCAGTTGCTGGTCCAGTACTTCACGGATTGTCATGGGACGCCTCCTTGCCCGGCACGATGATGCCGTTAGGCAGCATGTTCGGGTCCCTGGTCCGCCTACGGTCGTAGGTACAGTAAGCTGGGTTGGCATCGAGCCAGGCGTAGAACTTCCGTTTGTCAGAAAGAAACTCAGGCTCGATCGCTCGCAGCAGGTCTTCCACCGGCCCCATCAGGTTGGCTACCCGGCGGAACTCGCTGCCCCGATGAAGCGTCCCGTCGTCCAACCCCCTGAGTTCCTTGATGGCGTCGAACCGATCTGCCACGTCGGGGTTACGTGCCACCAACCCTTCAGGGTCCGACACCTTGTCCATTAGGTTCTGCGAGGGACGAACGAAGAAACCCTCCATTACTCCCTCCCACCACCCGGGTCAGGCGGAGACAGCGTCATCTTCGGGTGCCCGTTCTCTTTCCGCTCCCGACTGACATCGGGGACGTTCCACGTCACCCGCTCGGAATACTCGGGTCCTAGCGCCTCGCTCGGATCTGCCCCCGCCTTCCCACTCACCGCAGGAGGCGGATTCAGTTGGCCGAGGTCGTTGCCCTGAGTCCGGTAAGACGAACTCGCCTTGTCGAAGTTGGAGATGTCTCCGCCTTCAGCGTCGGTGAATCCTTCGATCTTGGTCGGGTCCCAGCCCTTGATCCGCGAGATGTCGATCAGGCCCTGGGCGTCACCGCGCTTGAGGCCGTCGCCTTTCTTGGGCTCTTCTGGACTGAAGCCGTTCGGAATCATATGCCCTCCAAGGTGCTTCGGGGGCGGGGACTCCCCGACTCCACCCCACCCCCTGACACCAACCGACTACGTGTTGATCACTCCGGTCATTGCACCCCAGGAGCTTGGGTGATCTATCTGCAAAGTGGCTTCCATCAAAACGATTCCCTGCGTGTGATCACCCGCCTTACCCATGGGCTTGTGCTGCGGCGGACGCAGGACTGCCAGCCTGGCCATGCTGCGGTCGCCCATGTAGTAGGCACCCGAAGCCACCGCGGTCAGCGGGATGAAACGATCGGTGATGACCGCGAACAACTGGCCGAAGGGCGACTCGAACACATCCACGTTCATCGACAGGCGGTTATCCACCGCCGCGATGTTCCTGGCGTTGATCGATGTACCCACGGTCTGGAGGAAGAACTGGTACTTGGAACGGGGCGCGAACCACAGCGAGTCGGGCTCGGCACCGTTCTGGAACATGGTCTGCGCGAACAGCGCGATGTCGGCCGTGAGGACAACACCAGAGGCGCTCGCCGAGGTGAAGATGGACCCGTTGCCGAACGTCCCGAGAAAACCCGACATGCGGGGTGGGGTGTTCGAGGTGATGCCCGAGGCCGACTGCGCCGAGGCCACGCCGATGGTCCAGAAGCGGGACTCGCAGTCGCGGGCGATGTCCTTGAAGCCCTTCATCACCTGGTGCTCGTAGAAGTCTCGGATACCCGCCGGCTTCACCGCCCGCTCGCGGTCTGAGACCTGGACGTGCTTGGCGAAGATCTGGGTGTAGTTGTAGAGACGCACCGGGGTCGTCATCGACGCGGCGAGGAAGTTCACACCTTCCGACGTTCCTGCGGTCGCCGTCGCATCCAGCGCATCGATCGCCCAGCTATGCACAACATCCGTCGCCCGGATCTTCGGCATCGAAGAAAACATCGGGGTCTGGAACGAGTCGATGATCGTCACCAGATCCATCAGGTCTTCGTGCTGCGGGGCAGTTGCGAGAGGCCAACTGCCTACGTCATAAGTGGTTCCTGATGCAGCAGCCATTCCCTTGGCTCCTTCTTAGGCCCTACTGATTCAGGTGCGAGTCGGGAATCGCTTGCCCCAGCCTGGTCTTGGCGTAGCGGTCGATCAGGTCCGGGGTCTTTCCTCTCTCGCGCATCTGCTTGCGGATATCAGCCAGTTCGTTGCCGTCATCCGGCCGGCGACGGCTTTCGCCTGAGCGCTCGGTTGGGATCGCAGCGTGAGCCGACTCTTCTCGGCTCGCACGTCTGGAAGTGTCCGCACTGCCTTTACCGTTCTTTTGCTGGGCGTTACCGAATCCCATGTACGCCCACTCGTTGGCCCCCATGGGGTCGGCGGCGAACATCGACTCGTAACGCGACCTTCTCTTTTCGTCTGAGTGGACCCAGGCAGCCACATCGGACTCCCACTTACCGAAGTCCGGGTGCTCGGCCAGCATCTCCTGGCGGGCTTGGAATCCCTTGGCAATCGGGGCAAATGCCCGCTGAATGCCTTCGTTCAATCGTCTTTCGACGATCTCATCGATAGCCGCAGCGTCTACCCCGGTCTCGTTAAGCCGGTCGTAGGGGCTGCCGCGCTGGGGGATCGCCTGCCGGGTGGGCTCGAATGCTTGCTGCTGGAGTTGCTGGTTCAGTTGGGCGAGCCTTTTCCCCTCTTCCGAGGAGGCGGCATAGCGCCGTTGAAGCTCAGCATTCTGACGCTCCAGTTCAGCTACGCGATCAGCGTTGGGCTCGTTAGCCGGGCTGATGTCTTCGTCTGCCATCGTCCTATGTCCTTCCTTCGGGTTGCCCAGTTAGGGGGCCGAGGATCTCGTTGCCGTTTTGCTGGCGCAGATCGTCCTGCGCGCGGTTGAAGTCGAACACCTTTAGCTCGTTCGACCACACACTCAGGTGCCACTCGCACTCGCGGATCGTGGCACGAAGCTCGTCGTCGTTGGCGTCCTTGAACTCTCCGCCGTGGGTCTTCCTTTCGCCCACAGACAGGCACAGAGCCTTGATCGCGGCGTTGGCTCTGGTCTGGGTCGCCGGCTGCATGATCTCGCGCCAGGCGGCACCCATGAGCCCTACACGAAGTTTCTGGGCCTGGTCTTCGGTGAGGTTGGCCATCAGGAAGTCATCCCGGCGAGGTTGAGGGTCGATTGGCCTTGGACATTCATCAGTTGCCCCAGGATGTTGGGGTCGAGGGTCTGCATCGGCTGGGCGACTGCCCCGGCAGCGGCGGTGGGACTCATCCCGGCATTCTGCGCCATCTGGTTGATCAGAGGGACCTGGTTCACCAGGAGGTCGTTGACGTTCTTGAAGTCGAACAACTCGAACGCCTGCCTCGCAAAGTTGGCCCAGTTGACGATCTGCATCATCGCTGGGTTGGCGCTCAAGACCTGCATGATGGCGATCAGGTTCTGCTGGCGGATGCTCCTGCCTAGCATCTGGCTCGCTCCTACGGCCCTGGCTCGGTAGTCGGGCACCAAGTCCTCGTAGTCCACCGTCGCTCTTTCGTCGGGGTAGGGCAGGCCGGTGATCGGGTTCACCGTCGCCAGGCTGCCGACGATCTTCACCTCATGGGGAAGACTCAGCCATAGGCGGTCCATCGAGCGGAAGGCGTTGGCCAGAGGCTCAATGAAGCCCTGTTCCGCCAAAGTGGCTTCCAGGGAGAGTCGGGTGAGCGCGTTTTCCTGGCGGCCGAGGAAGCCTCGTGCCGTCTCCCGACTCCCGGACTGCACTCCCAGAAGACTCTCAGTCTCTCCGGTGCCTAGCTGCATGAACTGGAACAACTGGCTGATCTCCGAGTAGGCGGCCTGAAGTCCCTGCATGTTCATCACCAGGGGACGGATGTTGGAGTCATCCGCTGGACCGTCCACCAGAATCACCCTTCCGGCTCTGGAGAACAGGTTCTGGGTGTTCAGGTTCGCGGTGCTCGAAGCCACGATCTGGGGATCGATCAGCAGATCGATGGCGTCGAGTTTCTGGTTGTTGATGCGGTCGGCTGTCCTTTGCGGGCCGTAGGCAATCTCGGCCTTTCCCACCCCGTCGAATCCGTAGGGGTCCCGCATCGGGCTATAAGAAAGGAAAGGCTTCTGGCCGTTGGGCATCGGGCCTTCACGGTTCTTCAGCACTACCCGTTCGTTGGCGACAGCGATGCAGCGGTGCCGGACTCCGTTGACCGCAAACTCTGAGGGAACCAGCCCGTGGTACTCCCAGATCTCGACCGGCTTAGAGAAATGCTCAGCCGTGCGCGCCATGTAGTCGTACTCGTCACGGAAGGTGAGTCTACGTTCCTGATAGTCCGTAGCACCCCGTCCACTCAGGGGAACCGAGTCCAGGGCGTTCACTGCCCGGGGGTCGAAGTAAGGGATCGGGCTGTTGGCGTCTTCCTTCAACGCGTCGAGGTCGGCCCAGTACCTGTGGATGACCCAGTCCATCTCGTCGATGGTCCTTCGGGCCGGCTGCTGCCAGAAGTCCAGCCGATCCACCACTTCCCAGTTGGGACCGTCGAAGATCTCCGACTCGTCCTCGTAGACCACCGGCACCTCGAACCCGGGAGCGATCTGCTCCATCTTCCGGTAGCGGGTCTTGCGAGTTACGTTCTTCCAGCCGAACCGGGCGATCCCAGTGCCGCAGATGTCAGCCTGGAGGAAGAAGTCCACCGCTTTGATGATCGAGTCGGCATCCTTCATCTGGGCCGAAATCAGCACTTCGTTGCGCTTGGCCCTGGAAGCGTCTTCGGGCGCGTAGCCCTCGAATCCCACCACCGGCCAGGCTCCGAAGGAGGCTTGGACCTTCCTCGCCACATCCGACTGGATCATGGCAAAAGTGAAGGGAATCGAGATATTGTTACGGAACTGGGCGTAGCGTCCCTGCCATACCCCACGGTAAGTCTTGTAGTAGTCGGCGAGGCGGTTGAAGAGGTGGGTGTTATAACGGATCGAGTCCTGGCGGCGGCCATCGACCAGTTCTATGACTCGGGACCAGGTAGGATAGTCCTGTCGTTCGATGCGGCCGTCTGGCAACTTTCCCTGTCCCACCTCGGGAATCCCTCCCTGGCTACCGCGCGACGCTACTAAAACTTAGGTCGGGTGTCCACCACCGTCTTTCCGGTTTTCAGTCCAGCGGCAAACAACTCGTCAAGCTCGGTCATCAGTTCGTTCCGCTGGAGGTTCAAGGCAGCGAGTCGCTGGACCGTCTCGGCATCGAGGTAGGAATCCTGCCGTGCCGCCTGGTGGACCCGGTCCTGGACCAGCCAGAGTTTGTGGCTGACGGTGATCAGCTTGTCTACCAGAGACCCTAGAGTCTCAGCCATTCGCAGCCTCCTGGAGTGCTTGGATCAGCGGTCGCCGGTTATGGGCCAGCCAGGCGCAGGCAAACCTGCCGTCTTGAGAGTTCCTGAGCATCCAGATCGCCGCCTCGGTCGGCAGCATGGCGGGGTTATCGGTCAGGTCGGTCGGCTGTTCCGAGTGGTGTGAGATATCGAACTCCCCCTTCTTCGCGTAGGCAATACCCACTTGCTCGGCGACTAGCTCCAGGGCTAGATCCCAGTACTCGTGCTTGGTTCCGAGTGGACAGAAGCCCCCAGTTACCTTCAGCCAGGCGTCGGTGAACCAGGGGAAGTCCATCCGCATATCAGACTCGCACCTAGGGGAAATCGCCCCTACCCTGCCCGGAAAAGACTCTCTAGCCCGTAAAACCCACTGGTCCCATCCGCTGGTCATGAACTCGCAGTCGTCCGTCGCCGCCCCGTAGGCCAAGTAGCCGGGGTGTTTGGAATGAAGGACGTTCAGGGCGGCGCACTGACCCACCCGCTTCCCCACCGTCAGCGTGGCGCGCTTGTCGATGCCGGCGTACTGGCCTTTCTGGTCCTCATCGACGTAAACCGCCACGTCAGCCTCCTTCGAGGTCCAGAAAACTGACTTGATCATGCGGTCGAGACGGTCGGGCCTACTACGTGAAGCGCACATCACCAGCAACTTAGACAATCTTGACCTCGTTCAACCAGCGGTCGCGCCATGCCTTCCACTCGTACCTCAACTCGGTCTCGGTCAGGTTCAGGTGGTTCACTTGGAGGTTGTTCCAGATGACCTTCGGGTGATCACCGATCTCGTCATGGACCCGGATCGAGTTCACCTTCAAGGCTCCGGCGAGGGAAACTACTGAGGACCCGCAACCAACCACCAGCTTGGCCATCTTCATCAGCCGGGCGAGTTCCAGGAAACTCCCGTGATCGTCGAAGGCCTCCCACTTGGGGTAGATCCGCTTCCCGACTTCCCGATCGCGCTCAGAACCCACGAAAACGATGCGGTCGAACCGATCCACCAGTTCCGGGGCGATGTCTGAAACGAAGGCCCAGAACTTCGGGGTCCCTTTGGTGTTCGAGTACACCGCTTGGCCGTGGAGGAGACAGATCCTATCGCCCTCTGAGAAGCCCTCAGACTCGCCAGGAGCCTCGATCGAAGGGACCTCAGCAAGTTGGTCCTGGGTGACATCGAGCCCCAGGTGGGCGTTCTCCAGCGTCTCCAGCGTCAACTGTCTCTGGGGGAAGTTCTGGAACCCCAGGTGATGGACTTCCCGATCCTGGAAGTCAGAAGCGGGTAGGTCGAAGTGCCAAGGCTGACCTCCGCACTGGTAGCCTTCGATGCCGGGCTTGAACTCGACTTTCTCCACGCAGGGCTGGGCCTCGAACAGCGGGGCGACGATCTTGGTGCTGCGCTCGTCCATCCAGCAGGTGAACTTCCGGCCGTGCTCTCTGGCCCACCAGTAAGCCACCGGCCACTGGTGGATGGCATCACCAGCTTTTCCGGGAAACGTGAATACGACTTCAGACATCTGGCCTCCCCCATAGGGTGTTCCAGCCAAAAACCCCAGTGCTGATGTACCCATGGTCCAGCATGATCGTCTCTACCGGGGTCGGGTTGACGCTCTCCACGATGTCCTCGATCAAGACGTACCTGGGCTTCCAGCGCTTGATGTCGAACCCCGCCAGGACCTCGGGTTCTCGACCGTCCACATCGATCGAGACGAAGTCTATGGGGTCCTTGTGGGACCAGGCTTCGATCAGGGAGTCCAAGGTGGCCACCCGGACCTTGCGGATCACCGGATCGTGGCTGGCCAGTTGGCAGAATCTTGCCCTGAAGTCTTCTCCGAGGTCGCCGACCGTAGCCACCACCTCTCGATGAGCCCCACCGGGGTTATCGTAAGAGTAGAAGTCCTCCTCACCTTCGTGAGCCAGACAGCCACAGAGAACGACGTTCTTCCTCAGTTTCACCAGGTCTTCGGCCAAGTCGGGGTTGGGCTCGATACAGAGCACGTTCCACCCGCTTTGCTCCAAGAGCAGCGTGTTGCTCAGCGTCTCTCCGTCCCCCGCCCCGACCTCGACTGCCGTGCCCTCATAGCCTTTGGGGAAGATGCTCAGGATGTGGTCGTCCTCTCGGTTGTCGGAGTAGGTCATGCCATCGCCTTCCGGAGTTTTTGCACCTCTTGGGGCCTCTCGGTCACGCACCAGGTCAGGAACGCCGAGGTGTCAGCCCCGTAGCGCTCCAGGTTTTGCGGCAGTCCTTGGTGCTTCATCAGCCACTTGTCCCTCGGGGCGTAAACGATGTTGGTCGCATCCCCGAGTAGCTCGTGCATGGTGTCCCAGCAGAAGTGGTAGATCGTCGGGTGGGCGTACCAGCCTAGAATCTCGATCCACTCTCTGGAGACGCAGGGGTAGTTTAGGAACGCCCCTTGATCGTGAGCGGCAGAGACTACCCCTATCCTCTTAGGGAAGGACTGGAGCACCTCTAAGGCATAGGTGTCCCAGCCCGGAGTCATGAACTCGGCATCGTCGGGAGCAGCGCAGAAGGCGTCGTAGGGCCTCAGAGTCAAGTCGTTACGTTCCTTGGCCAGCCGCATGTTCATGTAGGCCGAGCCGTTGATCGAGGCTCCGGGGCCGATCTTGGGGCCAAACTCGAAAAACACCCGCTCGGGGATCTGGACTCGGGCGTACATCTCCTTCTGGTCGTCGTCCAGACGTACCACCAGATGGGCCACCGTCGAGGTGGCAACGAAACTCTGCACCATTTTGGCCAGATAACCTGGACGCCCACGACTGGGACAGATGATGAGGATGCTCAAGGATGGGCTCCGTTGGCGTTCAAGGCGTCTCTCACTCGATCGACGATCGGCATCAACTCTCTGGCGACAAACGGCAAAAACGCTTCAGTGTCCTTGGTCGCCCATACCTGGTTGGCCGACATCATGAGGTCGTGGTCGATGTTGAACCTCTCCTTGGGGGCGTGGACGATCGCGGTCATCTCGCCGATCAGTGCTGTGACCAGGGGCCAGACGAAGTGGTGAGCGATCGGCACCGCGAACCATCCGGTAGCCTTGACCCACTCTTTGGTGACGAAGGGCATGTCTACATGAGGTCCCTGGTTATGGGCCGGGGACACCACCCCCACCCGGTTAGGGAGGAAGGCGGCAACGTCCAGACACCACTCTGCCCACTGGGCCGAGGTCACAACCGCATCGTCGGGGATCAGGCCGTAGAGGTCGTAGCCGGGGAACTCTTTGACCAGAGCGTTGGCCGAGGCCACCGGACCGATCCTGGGCCCGACGTGGACCGACATCCTTGACCGCAACTCGGCCTTGGTCCTAGCACAAGTGGCTTCGTAGAGGTCTACCTGATCGTCGTCCACGTAACCGATCAAGTCGGCCCGGTTGGTGGTCATCATGATCGACTTGGCGAGGGTGACGAACTGGGCCGGGCGGCTTCGGCTCGGGCACAGTACGGCGATCCTGCCACTACTCTGGATCATGAGAGGTAGAACAGGTCGTTTACGGCTTCAGGCTGGATACGGGAGATCTTGGTATAGCCCAGGTCTGCGAGATAGGCGTCGATCGGGCCTTCGAGTTCCCAGCACTCGGTCAACACCACCTTGGGCTTCCACTTCTTGAGGTCGATACCTTTCAAGACGCTGAGTTCGGTGCCTTCGGTGTCCACGCAGAGCACATCAAGCTTGGGAAACTGGTGCTTGGCCAGCAACTCTTCGACGGTCTTGACCTCGACCTCGACCTTCCGCCACTCGTGATACATCGCAAGACCCTTGGGCGGGACCTCGCCGATGGTGGAATAAGCCTCGGGCCCCGCGACGTTGACGGTGAGCACGGCTTTACCGGTGTAGTCCGAGCAGGCGCACTTCTCTACCAGACTACGGTGCTGTTCCAGCCACTCGTGGAACTCGGGGTTGGGCTCCACACTCAAGACTTTCCAGCCCCGGTGGATCTCTAGGCCATAGGTGGTGTTGCAGCTAGTCCCGTCCGAGGCCCCCACGTCCACTGCATGACCTTTATGGCCGGAGGGGAAGTAGCTGGCGATGATGTCTGCGATTCCGTGGTTGGGCGGCACTCTGATGTGGGCCATCTACGCCTGGAGCGCCCGTAACCGGGCTTTGAGGGCCTGGATCTTATCCTGCTTGTCCAAAAACTTGAGGGCGTCCACCAGCGCCTGGGTCTCTTCCAGGGTGGTTATGCGGGGGGCTTTGCTCAGTTCGTTCACCAGCTTGGCCAGACCTCGCTTCATGCATCCTCCTTGGTTTCCATGATGCGTTCGACCTCGTCTCTATTGAAGTAGATCACCCCATCCCTCAAAACCACGAGGTAGTAGGGGGTGGCCATACTGGCGGGGGTCACGCGAGCGTCCTCGTAGCTCAAACTCGGGCCACGGCGGAGATATACCACGACTTTCAAAGTACCAACTCAGGATTCGGCAAGGGGAAGATCAGGGTGGCACCGGACTCTCTCAGTGCCGCTTCCCGGGCGATGAACTCGGTCCTGAAGGCCCAGGGAAGTACCAGGACGTACTTGGGCTTCGAGTTCCTCAACGCCACTTCATCGGTAATCGGAAGCCAGGAGCCGGACATGAAAAGTCCGTGCTTCTTGACGTTCTTATCCGCCACACCCACAAACTGATCATGACAGTCGAGGTACTGAAGCAAGACCATGCCCTTGGTCGAGGCCCCGTAGCACCACACCCCAGTCTGGCCGATGGCCCCCCGCATCAACTCGGACATCCGCTCTTTCCACTTCTTCACCCGCTTGGAAAAAGCCTCGATATCGTCGGGTTTGGGCTTGGGCACCCCATGCAGCGGGAACTCAGATCCGACTTTAGCCGCTGTCAGTCTCACTGAGCCCCCGTTCACGTCGTTGTAGCTGATGTCGATGATCTTGAGTCCGTGGGACTTGTACATCTCGGCCAGAGTCCAAACGTCGTAATAGCACAGGTGCTCGTGACACAGGGAGTCGAAAGCGTTGGCCTTGAGCATCCCGGGGGAGTCGTTTAGCTGGTTGATCCATATCCCATCAGTCGCAAGGGTCTTGGAAATCCCTTCGAGGAAGGCGTGGGGGTCGTCGAGGTCGTAGAACATCGCCGCCGAGGTGATGATCTGGCACTTGTGCCCCACCGCTTCGGCGGAGAAGTAGTCCGGCACCACGTGGTCGGCGATGCGCTTCAGGTCTCTATGGAAGTCCTTGGCGGGCTCACAGGCGATCTTGGTGTAGTCCCCGGGGACGCAGGAGAGGAGGTACCCGTCGTTGGCTCCTATGTCGAGCCAGGTGCCTTTGGAGCGATGCCTGCGGGCGTCCCGGACCAGGTTCTGGAGCGCTGAGCGCATCGAGTCGTTGATCGAACTGCGGTACCAGTAGTCCCGGAACAAGAGATCCGACTGGACGGTATGCTGTAGCTGCATCAGGCCGCAGTAAGCGCAGGCGCAGAGCACCAAGGGGGCTTTGGGAAGGCTGAAGTCGGGGGTGTTGGGGAATCTCGGCAGATACTGCTCCCCTAGGGACAGATACTCGACCAGACCCTTCTGCTTGCAGTTTCGGCAGGTGTCTCTGACCTCGTAGATCTCGGGCCGGGTCTCGATGGTGCCTTCCTTGGCGTTGAAAACCTGCATCCCTGCCTCCTACTTCAAAGGTTCGCGTGGGTTGGCGTTCTGCCAGCTTCTGAAGTCGTCGTCCTCGAACATGCGGCGGTCGAAGCCTTCCATCTCGACCAGGGTCGAGCCCTTTTCCCATGGGGCTCTCTGGTTAGGAAGTCTTCGGGCGGGTTGGTAGATCGGGTACTCGAACGCATCAGCATGAGCATCCACCCAGTCGTTCTTCATCTTGGGGTTGCTCATGATTTCACCCACCTGGGATAGCTGGGCCATCAACTCTCTGGAACCCGGGGCGTTCTCGATGATCTTGACCCTTCCATCGACCCAGAACATGGTCGCTCCGTGGATGCGGTCACGCTTGGACTGCATCTTCCAGCGGTCGAACTGGTGGAAGGCCGGCATCGGCTCGTTGGAGTCAGCGAAATAGTTCTGGAGCGCGATCTTCCAGGAACCGTGCTTCGAGGTCTCTCGTTCGTCGGTGATGGCGGTGATGCGCTTTCCCTGGCGTCGGTAACGCTGCACGGTGGACACCAGGAGCTTGGCGAAGTCTTCGGCTCTCCAGGTCTTGGAACCATAGCCTTCGATGACGTAGACCAGTCCTGATCCATCTCGGGGGTAGCCGTGGACGATCATCACCGTCTCGTCCTTGCCTACCTGCTTGGCTCCGGTGGCAAAGGCGGTGTCGCAGGTGATGGCGTAACTCAGCATCCCCCAGGGGACCTCGTCTTTTTTGACGACGCACTGCTTGATCTGGTCGGCGGTGATGGGGTTGGTCTCGGATTCTTGCGGGTTGTTGAGCACCTGGGCGGCGAACCTCAGGGGTTTGAGTTTCTCGTACCTCTTCATCTCGCCTTCGGGCCAGATGTGGGGGGTGGTGGGTTTTCCGTCCATATCTCGTCCGGCGAGGAAGTAGACGTGCCAGATTCCGTCGGGGTTGATGTCGAATCCCGACTCTCTGGCCATCCCCGTCACGTCAGCCACCCCTTCATCCACCATGGTCGAGCCGAAGTGGTCCATCGAGGAGTACCTAGTCCCGATCCAGACGATCAGCGCGTCGGACTCTAGAGCGGGAAAGAGCGAACTGGCCTGGTCGACCACGGTGCTGATCCAGCCGGTGTCCTTCTGTATCGCCTCATAAGAGATGGGGTCGTCGTAGAAGACCGCATCGGGGTGACTACCGACTATGGAGGTCTCGACGGCGAAGGTGCTGAGGCTGGGGTCCTGTCTGGAAGTGTTCCGGCGGGCGACGTGGACCACTTGTTTGCCGGTCCAGCTACGTGCATCGGTGGCCCAGTTGCCGAATAGTTTGGTGAAGAGTGCATGGGGGTCGGAGCCGTCGATCACCGCCTTCATGGCGTCCAGCATCTTCCCCGAGAGGATGAGGTTCTCGGAGCCGGTGGCAGTCGCCGACTCGGGATCTCGGACGTGGAGCCATAACTGGCCGGCACGGGTGATCTGAGTCGTCTTACCGATCCTTCGGTGGACCAGGATGGCGAGGTTTTTCTTGCGCCCTACCCCGTTCCTACGCCAGTGGAACCACTGATCGACGTGCTCTTGAAACCACTGAGCTATGGGGTAGTGAAGCTCGTACTTGACCCAGCGTCTGGCTCTGGGGTTAAGACCGGCACCGAAGGCGTAGAGGAAGAAAGTCCAGAAGTCCACCCGGCAGAAGTGACGAAGTAGCTCGATCTCGGCCTGGTAGTCCCAGTGGGTGGGCTTGTTATGGTGTCTGGGAGGGCGTACCAGCCTCCTCGGTCTCGGCATTGTCGTCCCTGTCTTCGAGTTCCTGCATCCGTGCGGCTTCCTCGTCCAACAATATCTTAATCGCCTGGTTCTGGCACCAGCGCTTCTGGACCACCTTGCCCTTGTTGACCGGGTAGCCCTTGGGGACGCCGGGGCGCTTGATCTCGGGCCTGAAGCGGTACAGATCTCTCAGTCCGCCGATGCCTTCTACCTGCTTGATCAAGTCAGGGTGCAAGAGTTCAGCGGTGAGGTTGGGCTGGGCGCTGATCTCGTCGCGGGCCTTACCGAAGGCGCGGTGGTAGGCGACCTTGCACAACTCTCGGCCGGCTGGCTTCATCAGTCTAGAGAGGCGTTCGACGATGTCTTCGTCGTTGAGTAAGTCGCCCAGGGTAGCGGCCGAACCACCCTTTTGGGCCAGCAGCATGCGGTAGGCTTGAGTCTGCTGGGCACCGTCGCCGTTACGGGCGAGGTCGGAGAGGCCGTGGAGAATCTCTTCGAGGGAGAGGACCTTGGGGGCTTCTGCCACTAGCCTCCCAGGAACTTCTTCGTTTTGCGGAAGCCTTCCTTGACCTTACCGACTGCGGCCTTGCCCTGATCGATCAGTTGCTTGCCGCCTTCGACGATGTCGTCGGTGACTTGCTTGACGATTGGCTTCCGCACCGGGACTGCTGCTCGCTTGGCCATCCCGCCTCCTATACCGGACCGAGGTTCTTGGTGCCGATGACGTAGGCCCCCTCGATGCGGGGCTTCCTCTTGCCCGTGACCCTGCGCTTCAAGCCTTGCTCGACTGGCGGCGGGGTGGGCTTGGGCTTCTCTACCGGCTCTACGATGGTGGAGAGGATGTGCTGGCGTCCGGTGCGACTCGGCTGCCAGGAATGGATGTCCTCGGGCCGGATCTCGGCGTCCTTGCTGCGCTTGTAGGGCGTGCCGGGGTTGCCTTTCACCGTCACGCGCTGGGGGACTGGCTGCCTAGCCACGCTTGCGTCTCACCGGGCGGGAGCGCTGGGGGCGATCGGCGGAGCCGGTCTCTTCCTCGTTGCGCTTCTCGGACAGCATGATGGCGATGGCCTGCTTGCGGTTTTTCACCACCGGGCCATGCTTGGAGCCGGAGTGAAGCTCTCCCGACTTCCACTTGTGCATCACCTGGCTAGAGGGCATCCGTGCCTCGTTTGGGAGGAGGTGGGCCGGGGGAAGGAGTGCGCCGAGCAACCCGACCCACCTTTTACGCGCATCTCGCTCTCGTGCTGAGGGCAGTCTATGACTACCCCTTGAATCTAGTCAAGGCTTGCTCTTAGGGAAAATCTCTGGTTAGGTACTCGCGCCGAGGTCGAGGTGGTGGGCGTTGCCGTTCCAAGGTACGCCATTGGCGTTAGAGTCGGGGCCGGCACCCTGATTCCGGCGCGCTCGCCACTCCGACCTAAACTACCTTGGAGGGCCGCATGGACGCCTGACACCGAGCCCAACACAGCCCCAAGAAGGGGCTTTTTCTTTTTCTGCCACCCTAGGAGGACGCGCATGGCGGAAGAATACTGGTACCTCGTCCGTGGACTTGACAAGTCGGTAAGGTGCGAGTTTTGCTGGGAACCGCTGCCAAAAGGCAAGTGGGCGTACAAATCTACACTGAGAGAGGCTTACGAGTGCTCTGGATGCCGGAAGGAAGGGGTGAGGGTGGAGAGGGTATCGTTAGCGCCCTCGCCCGCTCCGTTAGTCGCCTCTGTCGTATGTTCGGGCGTCAAGAAGTACGGCTGGCAAGCGTGACCCCCGAGGAGATGGCACTACTTGAGTCACATGGCTGGGAGGTGCCGGTTGAGCGAGTCCTACCCTCGGTTCCGGACGTGGATTATCAGCCGCGTCCTACAAGGCGCAACTCCAAAAGAGGTCGCGAGCTACTTAGCCAAGTACAGGTCCAAGTACTCGGGGACAACGAGGATGGGGTGGGCTGATGGATTGCCTGAGATTCCCACCGAGGCAGAGATAGAAAGACTTAGGGCCGCCGATACTTGGGCGGCCCTTTCACCTCGCGTTGCCTCGCCAGGCATCACCCCACCCAACCCGGGCAGGCCCCACCGTGCTCCTCACCTCGCCGAGCGGTGCCACGCTTTGCCAGACCTCACCGGGCGGTACCCTGCTCCTCGCCCCACCTAGCTACGGCTCGCATCGCCCAGCCAGACATTGCCAGACCACGCTCCTCGCCTCACCACACCACACCGAACCCAGGCCAGCAGCGCCTATCCCTGCCAGGCTCCTTGCCGCGCCATGCCCAGCCCAGCCAGACGACGGCCTGGCAAGCCCTACCCAGACACGCCCTACCATGCTCCCTGCCTCACCTCGCCAAGCCCAGCCTTGCAGCGCCATACCCCACCCCGCTCCTTGCCTAACCCAACCGGACCATGCTAAGCCCAACCGGGCCATGCTCCTTGCCTCACCTAGCCCGACCCCGCCAGGGCCGGCATCGCAGCGCAACGCCTGGCCGTGCCACACCGTGCCAGTCCCAGCTCCTCGCCTCGCCTCACCGCGCCGCGCCTAGCCCGGCCTCGCCGAGCCCCACCTCACCCAACCCTGCTCCTTGCCTAACCTCGCATCTCCGTGCCCGGCCATGCCTCGGCTTACCGGGCCACACCCCGATTTAAACCATCAGGAATTTTCTATGCAGCTTCCACATGGCAGCCAGCCGGTCCATGCCCTCGACGAAGTTCTCATCGTGCGGGGCAATCTCGTTCTCCAGAAGATTCAGCAACTGGTTGACGTGATAGAGCGACTGCATGCCGCTCGCCTTCTCCACGCCAATCCTCTGGTTCTTGGTAAGTTTGGTGCCCTGCAAGTGGGCCAGGCCGGCCTTTAGGATGACCTGGTCGTTCCCTTGGGTGGCCCGGCCTTTGATGAGATCCTCTAGCCGTGCGGGCGTCATCCTGACCGCTTCGGCCATGTCCTTCATCGCCAATCCAAGCTCTTGCATCCGCAGCACTGAGCGCTTGAGGTCGTAAGTATCGAGCCTGCGGCCGTGACCGGAGTTCAACTCCACCGCCACCTTGAACATCTCGGCATCAGAAGCAAACTCACGGATGTCCACCATCACCATCGTGGCCCCGAACTTCTTGTGAGCCCTGAGTCGATGCCACCCATCCACCAACCTGAACTTTGAGTCGGCAACGATGGGAGGCAGGGTGCTGCCCGCTTCCAGGGCATCGACCAGGCTGGTGACAACTACGCTGCTGACCTCGTTCCGGGGGTAGAAGTCCATGTCTTCTACCAGCTTTTCGATCGGGACCTTCTTCACTTGACCACCTCCATCCCCGTGACCTCGAAGCGGCCAAACCAGCCCCATCGCGCCGGCCGGTAGTCACCAATCCCAATCCGGTTGCCCGCATCGTGCAGGATGTCCCGCATGGTCTCGGGATTGGCAATGGCCTCGTCGTAAATCAGCGTGAACGTCAGACTCCAAGGAAGCTCGAACCTGGCCCGACTCCTGAGAACTCCGTTGCGCTGCACCACGGCCCTTCGCGTGTCGATGCTGTACTTGGTCGCCGGCTTACCCTTGCCGTTGCAGATGACCGCGTACTCCTCCTCGGGGCGGATGTGAGCCATATCGGCAAAGGCCGAACTTCTGCGGCCCTTGACCTTGTACTGCTTGGACGCGACGAGGAGGGCGTTTCTGGGGCCAATCGTGGGGAAACAGAACTGGCCATCGGAGTTTCGGTAGGTGCTGCGCTCGGCCTCTTCCTCGGGACTGGGGATGTCCTTCGTCTTGCTCGTCTTCTTTCCCGTGCTCACCATGCTGATCGGGTTGTGCGTCAGCAACGGCTCCAACCCCGAAATCATAAATCTGACCTTGGCCATAACAGTCCTCCAGGCAGGGGCTCCCGGCTCCTGGCCCTGGCTGGAATATCCAGCTTTGGCTCTGAGCACTCAGCCCAACAACAGCATAACCATATGAGACTAATCTGTCAAGGGGTAAATAGCCCAATCGTCAGTGGCCAAAACTTTACCACTTGCACGAAACGCGGAGCGGAAACAGACTCCTCTTAGGTTGGGCTGGGGGTGAACACCAATAACTAAGCCTATGAGTACGATACAAGCTCCGGATGACGCCTTGGCCGCGCTCCTCGCCGCCGTCTTGGCCTACGACGGTACCGACAGGTACTCCGCCTTGCTGCGGGCTGCACTGGCCTTCCAGAGGGCTTCTAGGGGGACTGAGGCTACGGGTGCCAGTCCTCTGGAGGGAGGGTGAGGACCTCGGAGTCGGGCTCGTAGGTGGAGTTTTCCTCGTGGCGGCCGTTTTGCCGTCCTAGCTCCCAAGCCCACTCCATGCAGCGGATCACCTCGTCGGCCTGAGCTTCGAGCCATCCCCCTTCATCGAGGATGCGATCACCCCACGGCGCGATGACCTGCTCCAGCCTCCTCGCTACCTGCTCTCTCAGGTCTTCGGCCACGATGTCCTCCGCGCGTAGATCACCTCCGAAAGCGGGGCGGTGAAAACAACGGTGATCACGAAGTCGTCTCCGGTGTGGTGGTAGGTCGAAGGCTCCACGTATTGGACGACCAGAGGGTCGCCCGGCACAATGTCAACGCGCCGCGACTCACCGTCCGCCCAGGTCAGTTCCTCGAACGACTTCAGCCGCACCTCAACCCCGTAGATGCGACTTTCAGGCTCTCTCAGGGAGTCAGTCATGGCCCGTGCTCCTCACAGTAAGAGAACCTTCCCCTCCACTTCACCGCAGTCTTGCCGCACTGCACCCCTCTAATCTGGGCGGCACACAGATACCCCTCTAGCGGCGGCTCCCAGCGATTCCAGTCCCCGATAGGATCTCCACTCCGAGGGGGTATCGCCCGCAGGATCTCCTTCGCCGTCTTCGCCACCGGCGGTGGAGCCGGAGGTGGCCCCGGGACAGGCGCAGGTGCCGGCCCAGGAACCGGCTCCGTCACTGCCTGCGGCCCCGCCCGCTTCATCCTCCGATAGATCGCCCGGCACTCCTTGCAGGTACTCGACCCCGTACACCCAGGTTTCTGACAGATACTCAATCTGGTACGTGCCATGTGCCAGATTGTGCCAGATTGGCGTGCCAGATTCCATATCTGGTACAGGTTTCTGGTACAAAAATTTGGGATAGATTGGGCTTGGGTCTGTCGCAACCACCATTCGCTCGGTGGGGTGCCCCCGGCTAAGTCCTTGCGGCCGTTGACTGTGAGGCTGGCACTGCGAGGGTGTAGACCCATAGAGTCGTAGCCTTGGCATATGTGACAGCCTAGTCATCTGAGAGGCTTATCCGAGTCGGTTTC